ATTGGTGGTGAAGTGTTTGTAGGAGGCAATGTAACTGCAACTGCCGCAACTGCCACGATAACAAGTACAGCAGCCAGCGTTGGTTATATGGGTGTGCCACAGAATTCACAGTCAGGCAATTACACATTTGTAATTGGGGATGCCGGCAAACATATTTTAATGACAGCTAGCGGCAATTTAATAATCCCGCCTAATAGTAGTGTACCGTTTCCAGTAGGCACAACGTTTGATATCGTGACATACGGTGGTGTAACTACAACTATCGCAGCCTCACCAGATTTTATAATTTTAGCCGGAGTGGGATTTCCAGCCGGTACAAGAACACTGAGTGGATATGGCTGGGCTACACTGATCAAAATTGAACCCACAGCCTGGATTATACGCGGTGAAGGATTGAGTTAATAATGCAGTTAGAACAGCCCAAGGTTTGCAAATGACCGAAATTATTTTTACACTACTTGCCACGCATTTGACCATTGTGTCAGTTACACTGTATCTACACCGTTGTCAAAGTCATAGGGGTGTCGAGTTTCATCCTGCTGTTGCACATGCCATGCGTTTCTGGCTGTGGCTAACTACTGGCATGACTACCAAGCAATGGGTAGCGGTGCATCGTAAACATCATCAGAACACAGACGTTGAAGGTGATCCGCACAGTCCACATGTATTTGGTATCTGGAACTTGGTGTTTGGTGGAGTCAAGTATTATAATCGTGCAGGCAGTGATGCCAACATGGTTATGAAATACGGCATGGGCACTCCCAAAGATTGGATCGAACGTAAACTTTATACACCACATCATCGACTGGGCATTCTCGTAATGTTGGTCATAGACTTGTTGTTATTTGGGCCATGGGGATTCTTAGTGTGGGGCGTTCAGATGATTTGGATTCCGTTCTGGGCTGCTGGCATGATCAATGGACTGGCACACTGGTGGGGTTATCGCAATGGCGAAACCAAGGACCATAGTCGTAACATCAGTCCTATTGGTATTATTGTTGGTGGTGAAGAACTTCATAATAACCATCATTTGAACCCAGCCAGTCCCAAGTTTAGTCTTAAACCTTGGGAGTTTGACATAGGTTGGATGTATTTAAAAATATTTGAATTTTTAAAACTGGCAAAAATCAAACCCGTTTGACTTTGCAAACAGTATTGGTTTAGTGTATACTAATACAGATGCTGAATTCTATTCAAGACGCAGTAATGCAGTTACTGCCATACAAAAGAAAAAAATCGCCATCGGGCTGGGTCAGCTTCAATGCTCCATGTTGTGTACACAACGGAGAAAGCCATGACAAACGAGGCCGTGGTGGTCTGATGCCCAATGCCAATGGCGGAGTCAGTTATCATTGTTTTAATTGCCAGTTCAAAGCACATTATACTCCTGGATACCATTTAAACTACAAGTTCCGAAAACTACTGACTTGGTTTGGTGCTGACGAAAATACTGTACGCCGTTTGGTCATTGATGCGATCAGAGTAAAAGATCTAGTTGCACCCGAAACACTAGAAAAAGAACCCAAGCAAGAAATACAATTCAAGCCGAGATCCTTGCCAGACGATGCAGTCAACATTTTAGAGTCCAAAGATGTTCCAGCGTTGGAATATCTATTGTCTCGACGAGTCGATCCTGAAGTCTACACGTTTTATACAAGTCCCGGCATAGAACATAACTTGAATCGTAGAGTGATTGTTCCTTGCTATTGGAAAAATGAAATAGTTGGATACACTGCCCGAGCTTGGGATTCAACTGTCAGTCCCAAATATCACAATCATTACGATTCCAACTATGTGTTCAATGTGGATCGGCAACAGTCTGATTGGAAGTTTGTTCTTGTGGTCGAAGGTCCGTTTGACGCTATAGCTGTTGATGGTGTTGCTATTTTGACCAATGAATGCAACGAAACCAAAGCAGACATTATTGATAGCCTTGGGCGAGAAGTAATTGTTGTACCAGATTTTGATATACGATACGATGAGAAAACAAGAAAGAACAAATGGTCAGGGCAAATGCTGATTGACCAAGCAGTGGAATATGGATGGACAGTCAGCTTTCCTGTCTGGGCCGAGACATGCAAGGATGTTGCAGAAGCTGTAACCCGATACGGCAAACTGTTTGTGCTCAAGAGCATACTGGATGCTAGAGAAACCAGTCGATTGAAAATCGAACTCAGGAAAAGAAAACTTGCTAACTAATTACACATGTCAAAAATAAAATACAAGAACAAGGAAAATAATGGCTAAGGAATACAGCGTCGATCTACAAAAATTATTCTTGGAGATGATGTTAACAGATGCACAAAGTTTTGTTCGTGTGCAAAATATCTACAACCCTCAAAACTTTGATCGCAGCCTGAGAGAGTGTGCCAAGTTTTTAGTAGAACATTCAGATCAGTACAAGACTCTGCCCAACTATGAACAGATTCGAGCAACCACTGGTGTAGAGCTAAAATTGGTTCCTGATGTCAATGAAGGACACCAAGAATGGTTCATGACCGAATTTGAAAGTTTTACCAAAAGACAGGAATTGGAACGTGCTATTCTTGCTGCTGCTGACCTGTTAGAAAAGGGCGAGTTTGAACCTGTGGAAAAACTGATCAAAGATGCAGTACAGATCAGCTTGACCAAGGACATGGGCACAGATTACTTTGCAGATCCTGCTGGACGAATCAACAAGTATTTCAATGCTGGCGGCCAAGTCAGTACAGGTTGGGTACAAATGGATAGATTGTTGTACGGTGGATTCAGTCGTGGAGAACTAAACATTTTTGCTGGTGGTTCAGGGTCGGGCAAAAGCTTGGTCATGATGAACATTGCATTGAATTGGTTGCAAATGGGACTTAGCGGAGTTTATATCAGCTTGGAACTGAGCGAAGAGTTGACCAGCTTGAGAACTGACGCCATGTTGACCACAATGAGTACCAAAGACATTCGTAAAGATATTGACACAGCCGCCCTTAAAGTTAAAATGACAGGTAAAAAATCCGGGCAGTATCGTGTCAAAGGTTTGCCGGCTCAAAGCAATATCAATGATATTCGTAGTTATTTGAAAGAAGTACAGATTCAAACTGGAATCCGTGTGGATTTTGTCATGGTTGACTACTTGGATCTGTTGATGCCAGTCAGTGCCAAAGTTAGTCCCAGTGACCTGTTTGTCAAGGACAAGTATGTATCAGAAGAGTTGCGTAACTTGGCCAAAGAACTGGGTGTTCTTATGGTAACAGCCAGCCAGCTGAACCGCAGTGCTGTTGAAGAAGTTGACTTTGATCACAGTCATATTTCGGGCGGTATCAGTAAAATCAACACAGCTGACAACGTGTTTGGTATTTTTACAAGCCGCGCCATGAAAGAACGTGGCAAATATCAGATACAGTGTATGAAAAGTCGTAGTTCAACTGGTGTGGGTCAAAAAATTGACCTTGACTACAATATTGATAACATGAGAATCACTGATCCCGGAGAAACCCAATCTGAAGAGTCAGGATATCGTAGCACTGCTTCTAACATATTGAATTCAATCAAGACCAGCACCACAGTCAACCGAGACACTGGGGAAATTTTGCCTGCTTCAAAGAATTTCACATCTGATTCAACCAAATTAAAGCAGATGATAAACACCTACAAGCCCAGCCAGCTCTAAATCAAAACTGAGTATAAATACTAAATCACGGAGACGAGCATTGCAAAAACGAACCAAAAGTCTTTTGGCTGAACTTGACAGCATCGCTTCACAAAGAGATAAAGAAAACTTTGTGGAAAGCCGAGCTGCCAATGTGATCCAAAGTGCTATTAATTTATTGTCGTTTATCAAAGAAAACTATGACACCGACACTGCCGGTGAGCTTGAACGCAGGCTTCTGAATAGTATTCGCAGCGGAGACTCGTCAAAATTTACTCGTGGCATACGAAAGCTTAAAGATGAAAGTTAACGATATTATCAATGAAGGACCCATGGACTGGGTCAAGAAAATTGGTGCAGGAATCCAAGGCGCAGTTAAAGGTGTACAGGCCAATCGAGCACAAAATGCAGCCACGTCTCAATACAAAGATGTATCCAACCGAGTGTTTAAAAAATGGAACGAGCATCTGGCCGCAGCACGTGGCACCAAACCTCAGATGACTGTACAAGAAGTCAATCAACTGTTGACAACATGGGCTGATCAGGAATTCAATGACAAGGTGTCACCCGGAAAATCGTCCATACCAGCCCCGGCATTGGTGTCGATCAATGATGCTAAAAGAATATTTGATTATTTGAACAGTCGAGTAATGGAATACTTCTCCAGCAGTGGCCCGGAACCTGCCCCAGCGGCTAACCCTAGTCAACTACCAAAAGATTATGCAGCACCTATAACTGACGCCGACGTTGATATCCGAGGACATAAATTTGGGTATGATATTGATACCAAAACTTGGTTTGACGAAACCAAAGGTGAACCTGTAACCAATGCTACAGATATTCAGGCACTAAATGCTCTGTATTATAACGCAAAACAAGCTGCCCTGGCTGGACGCGGCCCAGATCCTGATGCTCCCAAGGAGTATCAATTGAATCCCAACGTCATTGGGGGTAATGTTATTAGATACCCGCCTCCTGGGGGCCCTAGGCCTCCTGTGACCGAAGGACGAGTGCTCAAAGAAGGTGGAAATGCTATCAAGACTTCTACACCAGTAAAAAAAGAAGATGTTGCAGGAGTGGTTGAACTGACAAAAAAGTCCTTGCCGTCGGAACTGTTAACAGGAATGCAAACTGATATAGGTTCCGCCGGCTACAAAATAGAATCGGGCGACATTGATGTAATGATCGAAGCAGAGGATCTTGTTCGACTGTTCAAAACACAATCAAGCAAAGATCCTGCCAAGGATGCCAAAGCTCTGTTAAAACGTCACTTTGAACAACAAGGTATCGAAGCAGTGGTAAATGGTCGTAATGTCAGCATTGGAGTCGAATATACAGAACAATCAACTGGGCAAAAGCGTATTGCACAAGTTGATGTAATGGCCATTCATGAAGCAAAATTGGTAGCGCCCTGGCATCAACATGGCCAGCGTGGTATGTATGACGATCCTGATTTCAAAGGCAGCGAGTTGTTCATGTTGATCAGCAGCATTGCCAAGCATATGAATTTGAAATTTGATGCATTTGGCGCCAGATTGGTTCATAGAGACACTGGTGATGTAGTAGCTAGGACACGCAAACAAGTTGCCAAGGTTTTATTAGGTCCTAAAGCCAAAGAATCTGATTTAAACAGCGTCAAAGATGCCTTAAAAGCATTGGAAAAAGACCCTGATCGTGAAGGTAAACTTGCTCAAGCTCGTCAAGATGCTGCCAAAGGTCTAATGCGATTACCAGAAACTGCACAACCAGGCACTGCTGCATGGTTTAGACAAATGAGTGAAGTGGTCAAATGAAAAGATTTCACGAATACCTGACTGAAGCAATAGGCGATGGTCCAAGAATTCCTCACCCCGAGGACAGTATATTGCAAGGTTCAGACACTGCAATGAAATTTGCATCTGCTTTGGAAGAGATCATACAAAATCCACAACAGGCCACCATCAAGTGGGACGGCGGAATTGCGTTGTACTTTGGTCGAAATCAGCAAGGTCAGTTTTTTATGACAGACAAATACATGCCAGCCAAAGGTGTGTACCCAACCAGTCCGCAAGGATGGAGGGATTACGATGCTGGCCGTGGCGCTAACCGTAATGATCTATATGACAAGATAGATCTGTTGTGGTCCGGACTTGAAAAGTCTGTTGCCAATACCAATGGGATCTTCAAAGGCGATTTGATGGACGTAGATCCTGCAGGATTTAAACCCACTGGCAGTTCTTTTGTATTTTCACCAACTACAGTAGAATACACAGTGTCGGCAAATTCATACTTGGGCAAACTGATGTCCAACAAAGTTGGACTGATTGTGGTTCACGAATTTGATGGCCGACCCTGGGATGGCAAAACCGGCCTGAGCAACGTCAGCAATGTTGCAGTTGTGCCACCCAATGTGGATCAGACATTCCAATTGCCAGCTGCACAGCAATTATTAAAAACAGTAAGGGATGCAGAGACAGTGATTTCAACCAAAGGTCAATTGTCAGATGCTTTCTTGGCAGGACTGGATAATGTGGCCCGAGGCCTATTGGGCAAATATCTCAATCAAATCAGAACACAGCAAACCAAAGACACCATCAACGACTGGTTGAAGGTCAATGCCAACAACAAGCAATACAACAATCTTATTGGTGACGGAGAGTCAGGGTATATGGCCAAAAACAAAGCCGGACTTGACGCACTGTATAATATTTGGAATGCCATATTCAAATCCAAAGTTGCCATTGTCAATGCCTACGAATCTCAAATACAGGGTTTTAATCAACGAACCGCAGCTGGCCCTGGTGGCGAGGGCATGGTATTTCCCACCAGCTTGGGCCTGATCAAGTTGATCAACCCCAACTTTGGTATTGCACATTTTTCTAAACAGCATTAAATTTTGTCAGTTTGATAAATAATTACATACGCGAAGAAAGCGTAAACATATAGAAAAGGAAATATATCATGGCCGTATTTACAAGAGTTAATGGTAAGACAGAAGGTTTCAGTGCAGTTGGACGTCAGATTGCTTTGACATCTTTCTCCAAGTCAAACATGACACAAGCTGAGTTGGATGCTGTAGTTACAGTTATTCACCAAACAGCTTCTGTTACTGCAATCGGTGTTGACACTGCTGATGGCGTGTTTGCTACTGGTGTAACTGATAGTGTAACCATCATCACTGAAGGTCCAGCACCAGCAGTTGGTTCAAACTTTGGTGGCGTAACTGGTGTTACATCGGCAGCAGTTGCTTACTTCCCAGCCAAGTAATCAAACCCTGTCAAGGTAAAAGCCCTGCTA